CCAACAGGAAGTACTGGTAGTACAGGACCAACAGGATCTACAGGAAGTACGGGTCCAACAGGAAGTACAGGATCAACAGGAAGTACGGGTCCAACAGGAAGTACAGGATCAACAGGAAGTACTGGTAGTACAGGACCAACAGGAAGTACTGGAAGTACGGGTCCAACAGGAAGTACTGGAAGTACAGGACCAACAGGAAGTACTGGAAGTACTGGAAGTACGGGTCCAACAGGAAGTACTGGAAGTACAGGACCAACAGGAAGTACTGGAAGTACTGGAAGTACGGGTCCAACAGGAAGTACTGGAAGTACAGGACCAACAGGAAGTACTGGAAGTACTGGAAGTACGGGTCCAACAGGAAGTACTGGTAGTACAGGACCAACAGGAAGTACTGGTAGTACAGGACCAACAGGAAGTACTGGTAGTACAGGACCAACAGGATCTACAGGAAGTACGGGTCCAACAGGAAGTACAGGATCAACAGGAAGTACGGGTCCAACAGGAAGTACAGGATCAACAGGAAGTACTGGTAGTACAGGACCAACAGGAAGTACTGGAAGTACGGGTCCAACAGGAAGTACTGGAAGTACAGGACCAACAGGAAGTACTGGAAGTACTGGAAGTACGGGTCCAACAGGAAGTACTGGAAGTACAGGACCAACAGGAAGTACTGGAAGTACTGGAAGTACGGGTCCAACAGGAAGTACTGGTAGTACGGGTCCAACAGGAAGTACTGGTAGTACGGGTCCAACAGGAAGTACTGGTAGTACAGGACCAACAGGAAGTACTGGTAGTACGGGTCCAACAGGAAGTACTGGTAGTACGGGTCCAACAGGAAGTACAGGATCAACAGGAAGTACGGGTCCAACAGGAAGTACTGGAAGTACTGGTAGTACAGGACCAACAGGAAGTACTGGAAGTACGGGTCCAACAGGAAGTACTGGTAGTACAGGACCAACAGGAAGTACTGGAAGTACGGGACCAACAGGAAGTACTGGTAGTACAGGACCAACAGGAAGTACTGGAAGTACGGGTCCAACAGGAAGTACAGGATCAACAGGAAGTACGGGTCCAACAGGAAGTACTGGAAGTACAGGAAGTACTGGTAGTACAGGACCGACAGGAAGTACTGGTAGTACAGGACCGACAGGAAGTACTGGAAGTACTGGAAGTACAGGTCCAACAGGAAGTACTGGAAGTACTGGAAGTACAGGTCCAACAGGGAGTACCGGAAGTACGGGTCCAACTGGAAGTACTGGAAGTACGGGATCAACAGGTCCAACAGGATCAACAGGAAGTACGGGATCAACAGGTCCAACAGGATCAACAGGAAGTACGGGATCAACAGGTCCAACAGGATCAACAGGAAGTACAGGACCAACAGGAAGTACAGGAAGTACAGGTAGTACGGGTCCAACAGGATCAACAGGAAGTACAGGTCCAACAGGAAGTACAGGAAGTACAGGTAGTACGGGTCCAACAGGAAGTACTGGAAGTACGGGACCCATCGGACCGAGCGAAACTCCTTTCGCATTCTATACTGATATCGACACTACAGACACATTTACAACTACAGAAACTGTTATTACTTGGAACTCTGGTCCAACTGAGGTTGGGGCTATTGCTAGTTTAAACGCTGGTAGCATCTCCTTAGACGCAACGGGGTATTATAAATTAGAAATCGATGTTGGTTACGAGATAACTGCTAACTTACGGACACTTGTTCGAACTAGGTTAAGAAGCGATGGGTCCATTCTCCCCTTCAGCGAAGTTTATACATCCCATTTCAACTCAATAATAGATTCAGGATGTGGACATATAAGTTATGTTTACGCTAATACCTCACCACCAACCTCAATTGATATTCTTGGGGTAAGAATAGCGGGTAACGGAACGTTAACTCCTATTTCTGGGGTATTCCGAGCTTATGTAACTAGGCTTACGGAAGATTTACCATAATTGATTCTCAACTACAATAATAAAGACAAATCTATATTTCTATAATATAGATTGTATTAAAATGACAACACAGACTCAGGATGAGCAGATATTAAATGTTCTTAATGAATTGAATATGGACCCGTCTTCAGTATTTAATCTCAATAATCTTTCAGGGACCGGAGTAAGTGCTCCTGCAGGGACAAATACTACGGTATTTTACGATACAGATACCGATCTCATATCTTACATCAACACTACAAGTGGAGGCGTTCTCGGTATCAGTCCTCTATTCGGTACAGAATATCAATTTGAGGAGGATGCTACTCTTAGTACAACCACTAGCACCACTTTTCAAAATAAACTGACTTTAACTACACCTTCGATCCCTGCAGGGGACTACAGAGTATCTGTCTATTACAATTGGGGTCTCAGTGGAGGTAGTCCTAATGCTGATTTCCGATGTCAGGTCGAATTGGATGGATCGACCATTATTTTCTCTCATCAGGCAGAACCTAAAGATACGGGGACTGATCAGTTGAACGGATTTTCAGGATTTGACAATGTCACATTAATAGCTGGATCTCATATTTTTAATTTGGAATATGCTACAACATCTGTTATGAGATTGGCGAGAATACAAAATGCTCGCTTAGAAATTTTTCGAGTATCTTGAATTCAAATCTATAATTCGATATTATAGATTGTATTAAAATGGAGACTCAGGATGAGCAGATATTGAATGTTCTTAACGAATTGAATATGTCTTCGACTTCAGTATTTAATCTCAATAATATTTCAGGGACCGGAGTAAGTCCCCCCGCAGGAACCAATACAACATTTTTCTATGATACAGATACCAACATGCTGTCTTACGTCAACACTGTTAGCAGTGGCGTAATTGGTATTGATCCCACAGGACATACAGGACTAACCGGACCTACAGGAAGTACAGGATTAACAGGAAGTACTGGACCTACAGGACTAACCGGTCCTACCGGTAGTGCTTCTTTCACGGCTACTGAATTAACAAGTACTACAAATTTCTCTACTGCAAGCACAATTTATGTTGTTATAAGCTCTATGACAACTACTCCCCCGGCGGGGATGTATTATGTTCAATTTTCAGCCGAATTTTTCATCACGTCCGGGGACGGTGCTAATGTAAGTCTGTTCTCGGATGGAGTTCAGATACCCCATACCATGCGATTTCACGAAATTCCAAGTTTCTTCGTGGGTTCGCCAGATTGGTCTACGAGTACTCAATCTTTAATTACGGTCGATGGTACACAAACTATAGATGTTAGAGTCCGCGCGACAGGAGGTGGAACTATTACTGTAGGCGCAAGGAGTTTGATTCTTATAAGTGCTTCTTGATTGTAATTTGGCATAAATTTAAAATACCAAACTTAAGTATTTATTTATCGTTCTTAAAATGTCCGTGACATACTCTTACACTACTACTGATTTTTTCAGTGGTCTGGATTTATCTCAACTTCAGGCAGAAATTATTGCTAATATTGCGATAACAACCCCGATATCCTATATTAATAGTAACGCAGATGATATTGACATTATTTTTCAAGCAAGTCTTTCTGCCCCGGAATTGACAGAATTAAATGATGTGATCATACCCAATCACGTCCCTATTCCTCCAAAACAACCAGTTATTCTTGAAAGAGATCCTTCTTCAGATATTATTACAGCTCAGTTATTAACAGGTATTGGTTATTTCCCAGCTTTATACTCACAAACAGTATATATATCTCAAGAGAGTAAGAGCGGGCAATATACAACTATTCGTGCAGCTCTAGATGCAAATACTCTCCCCAACACTATTTTCATAGTTCAACCAGGAACTTATATAGAAAATAACCCACTGATATTACCAATTTCTTCTGTTTTGATGGGTGCAGGTACTACAACGCAGACTACTATTGTTGCTGCAAATCCATCTAGTGATATTATCGTGATGAATCCTTGGTCTAAAATCGATTCAGTAGTTATAACAGGTGCCACCAGTGCAAAAGGTATTTATTTTGACGGTTCTTTAGCCCCAGAAGGAGGCTATGCACTCTTCGAGGAATGTATTATTACAAATTGTGACATAATCGTACATGCCGAAAATGGACCTAATACTCTTTTAGGCTACAGATCACTTATATCAGCATCTTCAAGCGGATCCTCACCCTCCAAGGGTTTATATGCTAGTGCGGGTGCTCAGATGACATTATCCTCGATATCGGTATCAGGTTCCACTTCACCGTATGTACCTATTATGGATGGTATTGTGAGTGAAGGTGCTGGAACCAAGATTTCCTTGAGCACTTCCAATGTGTATATATGTAATAGGGGTGTAGTGCAAGACGATAATGGAGAGATAGAGTTGAATTTGCTTACGGCTCGTGGAAATGTCACGTCTTTCTATATTGGTCCCGTAGGTACAAATTGTAAAATACGTGCCAATTCTTTTTCGATGTTGGAGAGTGTGTTATACGATGTAGATATACAAGCTACTGAGGCGGATATTGGACTTTTCTCGTCGGAGATTGATGAGAGTAAGATCAATAATCCCAACCACATAAAATTCATTAATCAATCTCATACGAACAAATACCACAAGATATTTAAAACACATGCTGGAGACATACGTTTCGGAGGTCGAGGGCAAAAGACTACGGTTTCCATTGGGGGAGGTAAATATGATAACAGTAAGATGATTGTCTTAACCAATGACAATCTTGAATCTGGGACGTGGATAAATCAGACCGCAGCAGCCAAAGATTTTGAGGTCCCAGGTTTTGATATTTTTCAATCTACTGCAATAAACAATTGTTGTTATATCGGTAGAGATAATACATTGGTAGGGTGTAAGATGAATATAACGACTGCTACTTCTTTGACTACAACAAAAGATGATTTGATATGGGAATATTGGGATGGAAGTAGCTGGGTACCTTTCAATGTTCTCGTTACACAATCGGAGATGCCTTTCTATTATATGATGGATAGTGTAGTGTCTACACTAGGTAAATACCACGTAAGATTCCCAATTAAATCTTCTGATCCTCAACCTACCAAAGATCTCAACGGACATAACTTGAAATGGGTTCGAATGCGAGTAGTTAACACACTTTCCAACATACCACATACCAAATACGTAAAGTTGCACGTGAATCAAAGGAAAATTAACTCTGCGGGTTTTGTAGAGAAATTTGGCGATGGACGTATCAGTATGAGATTACCGTGGACTATTAATGATACTGAACCGTCCAACTCTAGTCCCGATAACCAAGATGTTTATCTGAGTGATAAATTAGGAGTAGGTCGAATAGAGAATCGTTTTAAAAATGGTGTGGTAGATCGGTTGGGTGCAAATATATTTTTATCTGAAGATCTCGATAATAGTTTTCCTATGAAGTTGAAATTTGCGATTATTGGGGATAGTTCTACAGATGGAGATGTAGAATTTGTGGCTCGATGGAACACGTCCAATGTAGGGAGTTCCATATATAGAACTACAGCGTCCGCACCATTAGTTTCTACAGGTGAGAAATTTGCTAGCACTATAATTACTATTACAAATGCAGACACAGAGTATCGAGGGGAAATAGAACTGGATCTCAATAGAGTAAATCCATATCCATCATCCGGGACAGCGGAGATGCTTTGGTTGAGTTTTGAAAGAAATGCTACGGGTGGTAATGCCAATGATACGTATCCCGGAAACGTGACCATATCCCAAATCTCACCATTTTATATAGCTTGGAGGGAAGGTGGGTTTATTGATGCATTCTAATCACAAGTTAATAGCTTATATAACCGCGGGGTTATATAATTTTAAGGGAATACCTGTGTAACTCCTTCATTGAACATGCAATCTATTCTTTGTAGAATGAATCCATTGGCTACATAGGTGTTTGTGCCGCCATCTTTACGATGGAAAGATAATTCCCAGTCCATAGACATGTCTACATTAGAAGAGGAATTTGTTTTTGATTCTGTACCTGAATTACCTGCATTACTCGCATCCATGAACGCTTGATAACTTGTATCTCCATAAACAATTATATTTACGGTAGCTCGCAAAGGATTATTTCCACTTAACCCTGCCATATCTATAAATTCCTCAATCATTCCTCCTCCTATATTTCTTCCAGAAACAGCTAAATCAATATTACTTCCACCAGAAATTCTATCTGCCCAAGCATCAAGTCTAAGTTGTTGACCTGCACTTACAACACCACCTGGGATTAGGACAGTGTACAATTGTCCCGACGGGAATCCATTTCCGTTGACGGTTGCTGTACCACCAGTACAAGCAGCAACCAGAATATTATCTGGACCAATGGGTCCAGTACTACCTGTTGGACCTGTACTTCCTGGACTGATACCGATAACACCTCCACTTGTAGTGTTGATGTAAGATATGAGATCGGTATCTGTATCGTAAAATACCGTAGTATTTATTCCTGTAGGAGCACTTACTCCGGTCCCTGAAAGATTATTGAGATTAAATACTGAAGTCGAAGACATATTTAATTCGTTAAGAACATTTAATATCTGCTCATCCTGAGTCTGTGTTGTCATTTTAATACAATCTATAATATCGAATTATAGATTTTAATTTAGGATACTCGAAAAATTTCTAAGTGAGTATTTTGTATTCTTGCCGCTCTCACAGCAGATGTTGTAGCATATTCCAAATTAAAAATATGAGATCCAGCTATTAATGTGACATTGTCAAATCCTGAAAATCCGTTCAACTGATCAGTCCCCATATCTTTAGGTTACGTCTGATTAGAGAAAATAATGGGCTTTCCATCCAATTCGACCTGACATCGGAAATCAGCATTAGGACTACCTCCACTAAGATCAAAGAATTCCTTAATCTAGTTTTGCATCTTCATAAGTGTCTTCTATGAAAAGGTCATCCAACCATCCATCAGGAATGTGTGTAAACGGATCTTTACATTTATCAATCATACAATTATCACATCCTACGTATGATACAATATATATTCCCCCCGCTGTTCTTAGTCCAGGCACCCAGTAAGCCAACAACTTTGAATATTCATAGACTTCTGCCATATTTTCTAGTTTTAATTTGCATCTGTAAGTAGCTATTGTGTCTTCGCAATGTGGACATATTACTTTCGAAGGTGCTTTCTCTTCAGAATCAACATCTTCTGACAATTCTTCAGTCTGTGCGGAAGAATTATCTTTCTCGGGATTATCATCATTTAAATTTTCACCCTCAAAATTATCTACATGACCTATCATTGATGATTCTTCTTGACCCATTTTATTATTCTTACTATTTTTATCAAAGTAGTAAGATAATTTCTATTCGTTTCTACACCCGCTTTCTTCTAATCTTTGCTGTATATATAGTGATGTATCTGTTGTGGATGTAACATAGTAGTCAGGTAAAAGGGCATGGATAAACGCTTTTATAGATCCTAGAGCAAAATGATAGGACATCTCCAAAGAAAACCACATATGTTGTGCGTAAGACATGCAAACATTTCTGGGATGATCAAATCTGCTTGTTAGATTTGTTAATGTGTGACAAGACATTTGCCAAAATGTGGAAGATTTGCTTTCCATTTTACAATTGGGTGTATTTTCCAACTACAAACATGTTTGAGAGGAAATTGTTATTAACATCCCTGTTCAAATGATTGCACTTTTCCGTGTTCACAATAGATATATACGTCATCTTCACACTCATGATCGCCGAAAATCCATTTCCCACCTTTCCAATCACATGTTGGTGTATGTTTTACCATTTTTCTCTCTAACTCAGTGATGTAGTGAACGAATAAATCAAAAATAGGAATTATATCTTCAACCGAATCTCGCACCAAATATGAAGAAAGCACATTTTGATACATAGGTTTTCTTTCTGCGAGGATAGATGATGTTCTCCATCTGAGGCGATTTATAGGAGAATGTGTCTTGGGTTTGGACACAGCAGGGGGATAATTCACTATTAGTTTGGCTAAATCCTGTGTTTTTATTGCAATTTCTTTACGTATTTCGCTATATTTTTGATCTGTGTGCCAATGCCCATCCCAAGGTTTTAGGAGGATTGTGTATTGTTCGCTTTTAAATACTATTTGATAGTCATCGTGACTACTGTCTTTGAGCAAATTGTAAAGAGAATCAAAGTTTGTAGTTTTAATCTCAGCTTTGCGACTATTAGTACGACTACTAAACGAATCATAAGAAAGGTTTTGCTTATCAATCAAACGAATATTGTAAGTCTTCATTCGGGGTATTGATGAAGACTGAGTCAATAAAATACTCCATTTTCTTAGTAAATAAGCTTCATCATGAATGGTGATAGTTTTATTATCTAACAACTGTTGCACATCATCCACTATAATTTTCTTTCCATGGAGCGTAGTGTTGAAAATATTGAACCATACACTATCATTCTCTCCCAAATGAACTTGGTATCTACATTCATGGTATTTACAGAATTCTGAAAGATACTTTCCAATACGAAAATGAAACGGTCTTATACCCCATCCGCGAGAATCATATGAAGCGTTGTTGTCAATTCTGATAATAAATTCATTTGGTGATCTATCCATACACATATTCCAACCATCATCACCTTGCATTTCAAATTTGACTGAATCCCAGTCGTCCATACGCCATGATCTATGACAATTATCCCACAATTTGCTACTACAAAAATATAAAAATCCCAAACCTAATAGCAGCCTTAATGTACTACGCAACATGCGTTGAATAAGTTTATCTTAAAACTTTATTCTAAGATAATCAGTTTTATCCATATGTTTTATAAAAATGAAAACTTATAGATTGTAATTTATAATTAATATTTACGATTCACATTTTAAGATTCACAATATGTATGAGGATTGTCTTCAAGCTATTCGAGCGTGGAAGTATGGATCTTTAAGAAAAATCGATATTGAACTTATCATTTTATACGTTATTCCACACTTGCATCCGTTGGTGTCCAAATATAATGCCTCAAAGAATATAGAAATTTTCAAGAAGATATTTGGAACAGAATCATATCGCTTTCCTCTTTTATCGTGTATTGGTCCGTCGAAAATTTTATGGTTGGAAATCGAGGGACTATGCAAATTCCTAAATAAAATTTTCTATGGAGAACCGTTTGAAATTCGTAGCGGACTGTTTCTAAAAGGCGGAAAGAAGAATATCTTCATGGATTTTGATACTGTTATCCCTTTCTTGAATTTTCTGCAAAAGACAACTCCGTACCATTGGGTGTGTTATCCTCACGGTATTGGTATTATTTGCTGCCAATCCTGGAGTAAGATTTTAGAACTTGTGGATTATCATATTGATGGATCAAATGACCGTTATAACGCTTTTGCCAATTCTGGAATTCAAGAATTTATCTTCTCTGATGAAACTTGGGAACGTCTTCAAGATGAACGTCCAGATTATACATGTACGAAGAGAGCATCCGTATACGATGAAATTATGTATTAGAAGTTAATAAAGACAGTAAAACAATCATACATTTATTATATAATAAATGTATTAAGTATTATTTGTAGTTTAAGAGCTATATATTTGTTCAGATATAGTTTTGAGCACAGACGAGAGATTTTTCGCGTCATTATGGTGTTCAAGAATATATGTCAATATACCTGCATGGACAGTTACGTAAACTAAATCTTCCGCATATTGACCCGGTCGATTGATTCTTCCGGCTATTTGTTCTCGTGTAGCATTATTAGATGGATACACGCTGGTTACCATAACAGATAACGTGGTCAGAGTATATCCTTCTGAATGTCGTATGGTTGTGATAACTACTCGATAATCTCGGACTTTACCTTTAGCAACAGCTTCTTTAGTCAATAGCAAACTTTTACTTTTACCAATGATAAAAACATCCTCCTCCTCTAAATCTGGTATCTCCTTCAATATCTTTTTCTTGAGCTGATACTGATGATCTGTAGTTCTAGCAACTACAAATACACCTCGATCTTGAGCTAAATATTTCTTGGTTTGCTGCACCATCTCTCTTGTACAAGCCTTATAACATATCTCAGTCGCCTTACGAATATCAGCTTGTTTATGGTTTGTATTTTTACCTCCCAAGTTTGGCGGTACAAGATTTTGATATACTGTCTCCTCTTCGGGCGTGAATGTGGACAATACACTCTCCTCGATAACCGGAATGTTAGTATTAACAATATATTTGATCATTGCTCCAGTGGCTACCCAATAGTTCTTTTCGTTAACTTCAAATTCTACAATACGTTCCAACCATCGTATCAATTTATAGGTTTTAGTGTCTATAATCGGTGTTCCGGTTAAAGCGACCGTATCTTGAGCCAATGAAGATAAATTTAAAGCTACTGAAGTGCGGATACTATCATTCAATGCTTTATGGGCCTCATCAAAAATAAATACTGACTGTGACATCTTCACCGCCAATGTATCTCCACATTCCCGAAGATGGTCATGTTCAATCATATTAATCATATATGGCTTCATATCACAATTCTTTGACGCATATTTACGCATATCCTTATCGTAATCCTTGGGAATGCTTTTCAATGGTACGAGAATGTTGATATTCAGTTTAAATGCTTCTATTTCACCGATAACACTCTTAAATGCTGATGAAGGCAACGCATATAATACATACGGAGGCAATTCGTCTCTTTGTTGGAGATATTGAAGATAAGTTAAGACTGTAAGTGTTTTACCAGCACCAACTGTCATATATAAGAAATGTGCCTTTAGTCCTGAAGTATGCTCTGCAAACATTTTGCTTAATCCTTCTTCCTGGTACCAAAACAATTCACGATTTTTATGGTCACGGAATGCAGTCCAAGTTTCTGTATGAATTGGCACATCCCTGGCTAGATATGTCTCTACTAAATTCCTGATTCCCCATAATAGAGGAGCGAATTTAACATCAAAGATCAGCGTAATACCAGTTCGTCGTTGAATAGCAGATGGATATAATAAACTTATCTTTAGCAATAATTGATAAGCACCAACATCTTCAATCATCACCGCATCTTTTGTGCCTCCACCTTCTCTAGAGACATGATTAAACTCGATAGCTGATGAATTTCTATTGATATAAAATAATAGTCTACGAACTATATCATTCTCTACTTCTTCAAGTAACTTTTCTAAAGAAGAATCTGCTTCGATGGCTATACCTGTCACATACGTAGTCAAAGCACGATCAACACTTAAATCCCTGATCTTAAATAACGTAAATGTTTCCTGTCCTCGTCTGAAATCGTCCCACAACATTTCTTCATCTGATGTAGGTTGAATATAATAGTTCTCTCCACGTAAGATGACCTTACTACCCATCAGTTTTTCTACTGGTGGGGTAGCTCCAGTTAGCTTAATACCGTTCTTTAATTGGGTTATAAGTTTTGTTGTAGCAGTTTTGGTTTGTTTATCTGTGAGAGAAGCTGATTTCATCTCTCTTGCAGGCTTTCGGAACACGATATATTCAGAGATATTACGCGGATCTAATGTAGCCAAAGCAGCTGGACGTCCAGAAATCTCTAACGTACCTACTAAACCTGCCAACCAATCCTCATCAATTTCGTAATCAAAACTAATATTTTTCTTTAAAGCAGGTATAGTTTGTTCTCTTGGAGATTGTCTTGACACTAATAATAACCGTTGTGCCTCGCGTGTTTGTTTTGTGAATAATCTGTCTTCGAGATCTGGACTATAGGTTTTTGGATGCATCACACGACCTTTCTTACCCAAAGTTCTGCGCGGATTCACACCCGTGATACTAAAAATATCGCGAACTAACTGGGAATAAGGACGTGAACCAGGTGTATATTTATCCTTAACAACTTCATAAGGATAAAAATATACCACTTCTGGTGCCCAATGCTGATCTACACAATGTAATAGCGGCATTACATCGGGCATTGTTGGATTTCTATCTCTAGGAGATTCGCCGGCATTTTCTGACCACTCTTTTGCGATGTCTCGAATCATACCTAAGTCACTCTGGAAACTTCTCAATTCATCCATCAATGCAGAAGTATTTCCTAATAAAGTACCATTTGTATCCACATAATACGGTGGAAGATCTATTCCACGATTAATGTTGTAGTAATAGGCAGCATCCTGATTCCACGCTATATCTCCCAGCATAAACAATGTCTCAATGAGATCTTCATCAGGTCGCCAACTCTTTACACGTTGAGCAAGTATCGCGGCGCAAACCATCCTTAATAGAGTAGAGTGATGCTTATTATCCACAGAAGAATCTTCAAAGACGGTTACAGCTAAGCGTTTAAATGCAGATTCCATACCAGTTACATAACGCTGAATATCAGGAACAAATGAACCTGGCATAATCACTAATAAAGCCAAAGTAACAGACAGAGCAAAGTTTGCCGGGTAAATACCAAAGTCTTTACCAAAATCTACAACTTTAGGACGAAAACGGATAATTTTCTGCAATAGAGACTTGTAGGCAGCGGGAGTGAAAGTATATGTAGCTTGTTTAATAATGTCTATATCTTCAATAGTAAATCCAGGGTGTCTCCTCAATACATAGGGTAATATAGTAGCTTCGTCTAATGCTATACCTTTTCTAGTAGTTAGAAACCCAACATCGTAGGGCTTTACTCCCCCAAATCGTTCTAATACTAAAATTACTTCATTAGATTTACGGGTTTTAGCGGAGGAAGTAATCAAACCCGTAGCCAGGTTAAATGTAGGACCGTCAAAGGTTTGCACTTCTCGATGCGTGAGAGAAACCTTCCAAATGCTACGTCGGAACATCATTGTAGTCCGTTTAGCTTTAGAACCGGGTTTACGTGGGAACATGTCACGTATTTCTGTTGCAGGTATGATTTCCCCACTCAGCAAGCTCTCGATATCTTCTTCTGACAATTTCGTTCGCAGGTCACTTTTACCAAGTTGTAATACTTCAAATTTTACGCCTGGAATTTCATCCATATAAGTTTTAGAAGTATTTTGATTTTCAGCAAGCCATTCTTCTCGCTGTTGTATGGAAAGAGAGCCGAAAAACTCTATTGAAGCCAATTTATTTAGGAATTTTATCCACATATCTTTGTAAGCACGTATATGATCTAACTCTTGTTTCCACGGAGGAATGAGTTTATCATGGATTTTAACTACAGCATCTTTAGATTGTGTCTTAGTTCCAATCACAATTTCGTTAGGACGTGCGCCTGTAACAATGACAGTCATAAATCTTACATAGTCTTCTGCTCTTTTTCTAATCGCCTTGAACGTTTTATCCTTTACTTTAGTGGGGGTTTTAGAGAATTTAATTACGGGCATTGTCGTTTCGCTTCTTAAAACAGGGATGTTCGTAAATTGTACTTTACGAGACATTTTACAAAAATGAGAAAATTTGACTTATAATTATAAGTCAAATTTTCAAATAAATTCTTTCATAAACCTATGAAAGAATATGATTATAGCCTATGATTATAGACCAAGAAGTTTAAAATCGATATGTAGAAATAGAAATTCGGTATCTGAAGTGTTATTGATGTTGTGGGTAAAAGTGGGATCAAAAACAACTACTTGTCCTTCCTCTTCTTGAACAGTATCACCATCCACACTAAGCTGACACGCTTCCACATTCAATCCTAAATGGTAAGTTAAAGATTTATGCTGCAATCCTACGATATCACCGTGTGGATAAATATGATTGTGTGGATAAATCCATACAAACCTAGCACTCTGAATACCCTCAATGCGTAACAGTATTTCGGATGTTTTGGGACACTCATTACTATTGTTAGTGATAATATGATCGTCCGCTACCAACACATACTCAAACGCATTTTCGAGCATTATGACATTCTGAGACCTGCGCCAACCATATTTTACTTCTGCTTGTTTATTCTCACAATCAACACTCAGACCGAGTTTTTGAGCCTTTATAGCCTCTTCGCGTATTGACTGCCAATTTTCTTGGATCTCTTCCAACCCAGGAAAAAGCTCTTGGGAGTAAAATCGAGCTTGACAGTGAAAGGGAATTTTAGCGATTTGTTCACGTAAATAAGTGTGAGGTGACGATTTCTTTCTCTTCTTTTTAGATTTGATAAATGTCGGTAAATCTATATAATCACTGATAAATGTGGAGAAGAAAAACAATATAACCGCAGCAATCACAAAAACAAAGGCATTCATTTTGTAGTATCACGTAATTAATCTATAAGATATATATCTTATAGATTATTCTATCTTTTCTTTGTATGTGGTTTCTATTCTGTTACCTAACAATATGCATGCATTATCGAAATATAGGGAGTTAAACTACACCTGCCAACCTGTACAATATTCAGTCATTTGAGCCGTTGTTTTGAATGGATAACAAGACGCACTTTTTCTTCAATTAGATTTACAATATCTTCCTTCACCTCAGGGTCGTCCCGGAAATTAGAGTTGGTCTCGAGATTAAATACAGGAACATAATGCCCTGGAGCTACCTCCACAGCTCCATCATTAAAAAACTCGTCGTGTTTTTCTTGCAATTTCCGTTGATAATCTTTTCTAACCCCTTCTTCGCCCTTTCTAGAACGTTCTCTGACACGAGACATACATACGTCTAGGTCAGGCTTGAGGTAGATAAACAAATCAGGGTGAAAGGGCATCACTTCCTCCCACATATTCCACCAATCTGTATAATTCTGCATCTCCATATCATCAACAACGCCGGTTTCATGGAGCGTTTTCATGAATATAGTATCTGAAAATACGCTCCGTTCCAAAAGAAATACGTCTGTATCATCCTTGTGCTTTTTGTATTGAGATTGACATTCCCTCACACGATCATGAAAAGCCTTAGTTTGAAAATGGTAAGCCCATCGTTTAGGATCGTCGTAAAATTTCTTGAGTAATCCATCTTTATCCCACTTGGATACAGGTTCATCCACCAAAGTAACCTTCCAGCCCCTCTCTAACAGTATAGGCACCAAACACCTGCGCAACAAAGTTGTTTTACCACAACCTATGAGCCCTTCTACGGATATCACAATCATATTTCCTGATTTTTAAAGAATTATAAGATTCAATTTTAGCATGATATCATTCAGGTACATAGTCCCAATAAGTTACATAACCAGTGCCATAATATTTGATACCATTTTCGATCAAATAGTTCACGGTCTGATACAAGCAATGTTGCATGCTGAGAATGGGTTGGCATTTTGTATATTTGACCTATTTTAAGAAATCAATTGAAGTAAAAATAACTTTTTTGGGGTTTAAAAGATATGGAGACTAATCAAATGAAGACATTCTCGAAGACTCAGTATAAACGACAGGATATTGCGTGTCCAACAATTGGTTTATTTAGTCTTTCTGTTGGATTAACAGTGCTAACTTGCGCTTTAGGTACAGGTTGGGTATTACCCCTCCAAGCATTCGATTATAGTTGGAATGCTTCCTATGTATATTGGGTACTGTCTACTATTTTGGGAATAATCTGCTTCTTGACATGTACGGTTTGTTCCTACGCTCAATTTACTGTTGCACACGATGCTGTACATGTAGCTATATCTAAAAAGTATAGAAAGTTGAATGATTGGATCGGCTGGGCTGCTCAACTGTGGTTAGGACCTACATCAAGTTGGCATGCGTTACGCTACAATCATCTCAAACACCACGCGCATACTAACAACGCTGTGATGGATCCTGATTATTGGTGTTCTCTTAAAGGTCCTGGAGGTAAGTATTTGGCCCCATTAAGGTGGTTATGCGTCGATTTTTCCTATTTTCATATGTATTATATCGAAAATTTACCTAAAAAGCCTCTTTGGATAAAATTCAAAGCCTATATGTACGAATTTTCCAAAATAGGTTTATTGATAGGTGCCTATTATTGGGGTTGGTTGCCTTTTCTTTTGCAATACTGGATTTTGCCCTCACGATTAGCTTTGTTTATTTTGGCTTACGCATTTGATTTTTTGCCTCATTTTCCCCACGATATAACGCGGAAAGAAAATCGGTATAAAACTACTGCCTATCTGTATACACCATGGATTTTGCGTCCGTTGTTAACATTATTAACCTTTTACCAAAATTATCACATAGCCCACCATCTTGTCCCTATAGTACCATTTTACCGTTACAAACATGTCTGGGAAGATATGAAAGAAGATTTGTTAGAAGAAGGTATCGTTATTCGCGATATTCTCCCTAAATTAATAGAAGAAAAGATTGTAGATGTTCTTGGAGATGACGAATACCATGAATTACAAAAGTGTAAGTAAGTCGATAACAATAGGTATGTTAATAATTGTTAAGAATTTTACTCGTAATATAATTTAGTCTCTAAATTACTTATGTTAATTAACATAAGTAACATTAATAATAAGGTAGGTCATAACGGTCTCCTATTTTACAATTGGCATCTCTATCTTATGATATTCCCTTTCGTGTAGACACCCCTGGCATAACTTCTTGGCAATATAATAATGTTCTGCCTTTAAATCCCGATATTGTCCTTCAGCTTCCCAAAGCTTTGCAGTCTCCTCAGTGAAAACTTTGTAATTCTTACACGGACAGCGGCAAATTTTGCAAGACATTATTCAATAAGACCAGTTATGAATATAACTATCATAAAAAAAAATCATTTTTATGAACATATAACCAAGTGAAATGTTCTTAAGGTTTGATAATGGAGGATACATAAATTAATCTGTACACTTAGATAAAAGATCATGGAGGAAACATTTGCATTGGAAAATACCACTCCGTTTGTGGGCATATTGACCTCCTATGGTAAACCATATCTATTTGGTTTGATTCGGAATGCAATAGAAAATGGTAAATCTCCCTATGTAATTGTAGAATCTAACGACGCTGCTGTTTCGTATGCACATACGTTTCGTATGATGTATCCCTCTGTCAAAACAACCGTTGTAAGAGAAGAAGAACTGAAGAAATTATCTGATATTAAGAGCAATGTATTTTTTATTGCGCAATCTACATTACTTTCCATACTCTTAACTTATTTTACACCCCCAGCTACCAAAGATGTCATAGATTTTACCGAACATCTATTTTATTTAGCACCCAACCGTATCCCTTTTGATATACAAATATACGTAAATCTGAGGATTTTGGAATTTGCCCATTTTAGGGGTATGGTTATTCCCAACGTAACACTTTACGGCGTTAATTCTCAAAATTTCCCACCCCTTAAAAGCAAAATAACCATTTTTGACAAACATTCTGAAGCTATTCCCATAAATTACCAATTCTCCGGTAAGGAATTGACCTCCGGAGTGTTATATGAGGAAATGGCAAAATGGGTATTGCGATTGCACATGGAGACGTCAGAGAAAACTGTGGTCGTAGTTGTTCCTACTAGAGCAGAAATTCAGACATTTATAGGTCTAATTCAACCAATTGAAACTCCTCGTCTATATCTTCATAATATTTACGATTATGGAGAATGGACAATCCCTAAAGATCGGTTGAATTTTACTAATATTTATGTCGCAACCGACGAAACACTGAATTTAGTAATGGTTCCCGTAGATGTAGTCGTAGATTCGGGTCGCGCTATCGTTCACGGTAAAGCCTTAAGCGGTGAATCCACAACTTATGCTGTTAATGTCGGTAAGGACGTTTCTTTAGGCAGAAGTACTATCTTGCAAAATAAAATTTCAGGATCCGAGGCAGGGACGTTTATGATAATGTCTGATCACATACTTGATACTGAGAATGTTATACCGCAGAGTATATCGCGATATTTATTGATGCTTGGACAAACTGAGCTGACACCTTTAGATGTGTTTCCTAATCATCCATTAGTGCACACTGAACTTATTACTCTACAAAGTTATGGGGCATTAAATCCAGACTACAGGACAACAGCTTTGGGTAAATTCCTCCTTGATGTTCCACTTTCTCCTGGAGAAGGTACAGTACTTTGGACCTACATGCAATCTGCGTGGAGTTTGGGAGAGAGTTGCTTACCGGCTATGATTGTTACATCCATGATCAGCGCTTTTAGCCTGAAAGATCCATATTATGTCTATCCGCCCTTTGAGGAAGATATTGTATTTAAGGAAAGAATGCATCGTAAAAAGTTTTGGACTAAATTCGCAGGTGTTGACGATATAGATACATTTTTGAATATATGGTTTGCGATATTTGCAGATATGGAAACGTTTGATCCTACTTATGACGATTTGAGGGAATGGGGGAGGAGAAATAGTATAGATGGGGATCGATTGTTGGTTGTGTTGACCAAAGTACGACGTCTACAAAACATCGTGCAAAAATACGGCTTCGTATGTGACAAAGATGCTATAACTCCCTCGGAAAATGCTCCTATCCTTCGAAAGATCTATTCAAAGATTTATCTTCTCAAAAGGATGGAATTGGTTGACGAAGGGTCTCTTATTTATCAAAGTTTATCTGATCAACGTACATACACGGTGTATCACCACACATCAGTTAATACCGTATCTGTGACGGAACCTCCACAAATTGTAGCTCCACTTACAGATGATACCTATGTGCTCGTGGTAGTTTTATTCCGTCAACCCTGATGATTAATAATAATATTTTATCTAATATATTATTATCTAATATATTATTATCTAATATATTAAATGAGCAAGTGTGATAGTCACCACGATAAATATCACAAGAAAAAATGCCATAAGGTTTGTAGAGGTCCTAGAGGTCTAAGGGGACGCATGGGGCCCACAGGACCTCAAGGAGAACCAGGACCAGTAGGTCCTACCCAACGTGTCTTGAAAGTGCAATTGGTAGATGGAACACCCACTCCAATTTTTATCCAAGGCTTTTCTTGGGAAAACGATGTGTCTGAGCCTCCGAGTTTTCCTGTCGCTGGAAGCTTTATTTTCTACAAAGCCACTATGCTGGATATCGAGCCTTACGGTGTAGGAGAACTGTTCAATGTCAGCGGAGCGTTTACATATACAGACACCGGAATACAGCAAAAAGCCGTTCTTACTCATTATCGGGGAACAACGCTTTTGGATTACCATACCGCCTCCTCCCAAGTCGCGGGAGTGGAAGATACCTTATTAGCTCAGTCCCTACAAAATGCTGAGGTAGGGGATTGCTTCTATTTTGCTATTTCACCAGACGTAGGAGATTTAACTCATTTCAACTACAATCTCGGAAGTCTTAAGCAACACCCCTCTTTTGATATTGGTTCGGATTTTGAAGGAATGGAGATAAATACTCCCGGACTGCATTATGGAAAAGTAACTGCAGAGAAAATTTCTCTTTTCGTTGCACTTATTGGGGCTGGTGGCGGAGGTGGTGCCGGACAAGCTACCACCAACGATGGAACCGAATCGATTGGTCGAGGGGGAGGGGGAGGGGGAGCTGGGGGTTTCTTTAGCAATTTTTCTACAGTCCAAAATCCCCCGGCCATCGTTGCCAGGCAAGGTGATGTCTTTAAATTCTTCCTTGGTCACGGCGGTGCTGGAGGTTCTGCAACTGGCGGTGCTGGCCCGGATGGTTTCTCAGGTCAAACTTCATTTGTGATGCTAAACGGTTCTATGGCATTTCCTGGAGCTGGATTTGAAGGTATGAATCCGGTAATGGGGGGAGGAGGTGGTATTGGAGGAGCTGAAGGAGGTATGGGCGGTCCCGGGGCTTGTGGTGGAGGTCCCGGAGGAGGAGGAGGAGCTGGACTAATAAATGGTATCCCCAATGCTCCAGGCGGGGGAGGTCTTTTAGGACCATCAGGAACAGGTTGTATGTTCAATTTTCAGGCGTTCAACGGGGGCACCGGTCCCAGATCAGGAGGATCATCAACAGCATTTACTGCTCCAACGTTAGTTTCCTTCGGTGGAGCAGGAGGAATTAATACTGGACCTTCGTCCAAACAAGGTTCTGGTGGAGGAGGAGGAGGAATTCCTGGGAGATCACCTCCAGTAAATAATTTTATTTCAGGTGGTGATGGCGGAGGAACTGGCGAACCAGGTAAAAATGGTGCGGCGGGTCCGGTTATTGGGGGTGGACCAGGTTTCGGTGGACCAGGTTTCGGTGGAGGTGGTGGAGGTAGTGGAGGTAGTGGAGGTCTAGGTTCCTTTGTTCTGGGGGGTAATGGAGGTCAAGGAGTCGGGGCAGGCGCCATAATACAGCCAGTTTAACATAAAATAACAATATAATTAAAATCGACATTAGCGATGATTAATATAATTATATATAACAAAATGTACACGGATTCGTCATCAACATCATTATCGTCATTATCGTCGTTATCATCATATACAGATAGAAATATCATTTACGTCAATGTCGAGTGACGGCGCGAGATATAAATCTATTGTCTTATCTGATGAAGCGAGGCACAGAATACAATAATATTGCCGCGAATATGCTAACCGCTTTGATTATGAACTATAAATCGTATATATCTTAGATTCAGATATATACATGATATTTTATATGATATTTTATATGATATTTTACATGATATTTTACATGATATCTTATACCTTTATTCAAAAATGATGGGGACCTTGGAATAATCCATATCGAACTGTGCTAATATTTCTATTGGCGTCATCTTAGGTTTCAATTCGGGTCTAAACTTGGGGCGTACTCGACGAACTCTACGTCGTGGTTTGAAGTAGATTTGTTTCAATGTTCCTTCCACTTTTCTTTCTGACAGAGGTTTTAACATAGGATTTCTGCGTTTAACATTTGGATCCGTACTTATTTCGATTCGATTTACGAAAACTTTAACTTTAGATGGAGGCTGCAGTTGACGTTGACGTTCTCTTCTACGTTCTTCCTTTCTTCGTCCCCACTGTCCTAATGACGGCTTAGCACCTGTAAGAATTTGATCAGTAGTTCGGCGGGTTTGTATATAATTATCTTGAGGTTTGAGTTCCTTTTGAGTCTTACGAGTAAACTTTACGAATTGTGTGACAGTGTAAATGCGCCGAATATCTGCATGTGGTACCAAAGCATGCATCTGCCATTCAAAATTTTTACCGTCTTCGTCAAACAAAAATGTTTCGGGGAATTGGTCAATAATAGGACTTTGTGAATAATAAAATGGTAATACTTCTTCTGGCACTAAATCGCTAGAAGGTGGAGGAAGGATACATAACATTTGATGCACTACATTGTACTTTATCATTGTATCGAAAACTTTGTACTCTTTGATGTGGAGTCTTTTCTTAGGATCAGCAGCAACAAGATTACCGCAAATGATCGCAAGATCGTTGATTAATGGCGCGTAAAAGTATGGATATGACCATTCTCGATTAATGGACTTCATACCTTTCCGGTAATACAAACTAGTCCACGCCATACCTGTCAAAAACTCTAGTGCCATATTCTCAATTTGACCACGCGTGGGTTTGGTCAATTTCTTTGGAACAGCAAATGCCTTCACTAAATCTTGAGAATTTACAGGTGCAGACAATGCATAGTCATACCAATTATTCCTAAAAGCTTTTGGTTGCACTTTACCTCGTTCGACTGAATTATCTATGACCTTGCTCGGAAATTCATATGTGAGTTTACTCAAAGATTGTACAAAGTCATTTTCGTATTTTTTGAGTTCGTAAAGAAAATACGCCAATCCTACCCAATTAATACCTTTACCACCATCCGTACTCAGAGGTTTCTTGAGTTTTCGGTAGGTTTCAAGAACACGGTCCAGAGATGACATCGATGCTTTTCCGGTACTGTCTTCCTCCCCAAATAAATTATCAAGGGTTTTGATTCTCGGAAGAAAATCGTTACCAATCAAGTACATCATGATTAGAAAATCGTCAATGGCAGTTTCAGTACCCAAATCTCGGATAATAGCAGATCTGAGATTCTGGATGTTCACAATCTCTTCAACATCTTCACGCATCAGAAATACATTCTTCTGGGGTAAAAGCATGCTTAGCATAATTAAATCACTGTCAAGACCATAAATTACGTGCGCTCCCCCACTAGCAGCAATAGGACCTTCAGGAATTCCCTTTCGGTAATATTCCATGATTTTATGTTCTCCTTCACCAGGGACTAGATGACTGCTATAAATCACCTTGTGGGGCATCCATAAGCCTTCTCCCCGTTCACCCTTTTCGACCGCTATCTTGATTTCCTGTCTCAAAAATTTATCCAAAGCAATCATCACTTCAGTACCTGGAGAAAAGGCATTTGTATCAAAAAAGGCTCCCTTCTTTGTGAAAGCAGATTTATAACGGCGTTGACGCTGTTGTTGAATTTTTGCCATGGGTGCCAAACCATCTACAGCAAAAATGACAGTATCTTGCGGACTTACAGTTTCAATAGCAGTCATAATCTCGTTAAGAATCGTATTAAACAATTCTTGCTGTAGAGCTGCGGGGTCTGCGCTTTCGAGCTCTTTTCTGCGTTGTCGCTTTTGATATTCTGACATCTTTCCACGTCTCCGTTTAGGATCTTGCCCTGTATCTCCTTCACCATATACTTTGGCTGCAGCTTTGTAAAAGAAACTGTTCATATCAAACGCCAAAGAAGACACTCTTCCAGGAACCTGATCTTGATAAATCGCTTCTGTTTGCTTGATCCTCCCGCTTCGAACCATACCAGTACCATACCTCCGCATCAAATATTTAAAAAATTGAGGTACTCCCATTTTTTGAGTGAATAATTATTTTCCTCCAAAATTTAATTAAAAAATCATTAATTCATGATTAACGATTTCGGAATTACCATATCATACCATATCATATCATATTATACCATATCATATCATATTATACCATATCATACCATATCTTCCCATAAAGTTGGATTAAAAAGAATGTGATTATTCCTTTGATATTTCTCTAAATTGTGTCGTAAAGCTATCGTTGCCAAATCCCATTCTTCTTGATAGATACATCCACATTCATGCAAAATAAACATGATACATAGACATATTCTCTCCCTATTCGACTCCGAAATAATATGTTGAACAAAATCTCTAGGACAAACTGTTTCCCAAATAGAGTAGACGTTATTTTCACTATAATCTCTTAAAATCTTCTTGAGAATATCTATCTCTAATCCTTCAAGCTCAATTCTAAAAGACCGAATATCTTCACTATGAAGTAAATACTCGGATCTAAGTAGAGGAGGATCGTTCATTTAAATACACGAATATATTTAAATGAATAGGATTATATGAATACGTGGTGGAATGTGAGCATCTATCCCACCCCACCAATTAGGTACATATCGCACGATATACCAAGTCGCCTTGCGTTATTGGTGATATCGTTATTGGTGATATCGTTATTGGTGATAATAACGATATATTTAATCATTTTTAGCTATTCGGGTTTCTTGAGATGGCTTTTATTATAGTGTTGCCAATACATTCGTCCATTATAGAGTAGAGACAATGTAGTATCGCGGGGTTTCAGAGGTGCCGGATTCTGCAATACCATATCCACTACCAATACTACCAGCGTTATATACCAAGGCAAAATAAACATCAAGACAACGCCAGCCATCACTAGCGTCCTTGAAACCCAATAATTTTCGAGGGACTCACATAATGAACGTGTAAATTCGTTGTTAAGCATGTTTACTCCAGAATTATTAGAACCTTCAATGGTCAAAGTACCGTCCATTTTTTGTTCTTAAGGACAAAAAAACATGGAATTCATTTTTAAATATGAATACCCGGCTGGATAATGTATCTCTCTATTTGAAGGAAGCTATGGGATATGAAGCGGTCATATCCCAGTTGCAATCTTCTACCAAAAAAGTCCTTTGTGTAGAAGATGGGTTATATTTACGTATTTTTGAGGAATCGGGACCCTTTCCTTTAGGGGTTACGTTTGAGCATAAACAAAAACGATGGGGTATGAATGAATATTTCTTCCGTTATGCTATTGGGACGGAAGATGAGACCGTATTGTGTGTATTTGGTCGAGATAACGCAGAAACATTTTGTCCCGATTTCATTGATGATCAAGATACATCTGAAGAAGACGACCTTCATTTGTCCTCCCCTATACCCGAAGAGGAGATTTTCTCGGATATATACACATCCTCAGATACAAACGAAGAAGAAATTTTAAAAGACACTAATATACATGATGAAGCAAAACATGATGAAGCAAAACATGATGAAGCAAAACATGATGAAGCAAAACATGATGAAGCAAAACATGATGAAGCAAAACATGATGAAGCAAAACATGATGAAGATAAAGTGAATACGCCAACTCAAGAACAATCTGTGGGAGAAATTTCAAAAATCCATCAGATTATATCGCCTACTATACATGTAGTATCCATCGATTCACAACAGGATGACTCAGATTTACAAGAGAATGTTTACAATCTGTCAGCTTGATTCTTGATAAATTAACTTACGAATCCCTCATGGCGGCTAATATTAAGTACTAAGTCAACTTTTATAGTCACTTCTTGTTTCTTACCTGAAGTCCTATAGACCTCTATTATTTTTCCCTCAGGTATAAGTGCTCCTATCGTGGGTGCCGCAACTACCGCCAGCGAGACTGTGACAGCGGTTGCTGTCAGTGCTGGAGATGTAGTATCTATTCAAGTAAACTTTTTTCCACTAGCTATGACCTTCTTAGTTTGTTCAGCATCTATAGGATATGTATAGATCACGCGATATTGAGATTTCTTACAAAAATGGCTTAAAGGAAACCACCAAAAATGACTTTTAAAGTGAACTTTACAAATTTAAATCCGTTTAAACTTGTATGTCTAAACCCGTCGACAAAGAAATTTTAACATTATTTCCATATGAGTGGGTCGTAAAGGATAAATATACAGATGATGAATCTTTAGCTATCCATGTGTGGTGTTTGGATCGAGATTCCAAACCGCATTTTCTCAGGATTGAGAATTTTCCAGTATTATGTTATGTAGAACTACCTACAATAGTGTGGGGTCAGAACTACAAATGGAACCAATACAAAGCGAATAAGATGTGTGAATATTTATGTTTTCGTTTAGGCGATGATGCTCCTATTGGGTCTAAGTTGCGTTTTCTCAAGAAAACCTATTATTATCGAGGTGATATCACATATCCTATGCTCCAACTCAGATTTAAAACGTTGGAAGCTCTAAGACATTGTGAAAATTTGCTCAACTATCCCTTGAAGACACGAATGTTTGGCACTATCCGGTGCAGCATTTGGGAAACTAAAATTCCTGTGATTCGGAAGCTACTTACAAATCAAAATATGTCCTATTCTCAATGGTTTACCGTCTCGGCAACACCAGTTGAAGACGATCTCCGTATTTCAACCACAAATAAAGAATATATTGCAGAATGGAGGACTATGAGAGCAGTACCTTCTGAGATTTGTGATGCGTATCGGATTTATCCTAGGATACTGTCCTGGGATATTGAGTGTTATTCTGATGATAAACGTGTATTTCCGAATGAATGGTGTGCTAAACATGTGGTATATATGATTTCTTGTATTTATCAAATTTATAATCATCTAGACACGCGCAAACGCTATGCTATTATTTTAGGACCATGCGCAGAGATTCCGGCTTCGAGACTTCGAGATACAGAAATCATTCATGTATCTTCAGAATATGAACTAGTACAAGCATTTGCTTCACTAACTCTAAAGTTAGATCCAGAAATTCTCACAGGATATAACATCTTTGCTTTTGATTACAAATATCTACACGTTCGACTAGTACAAAAATTGTATGAATGGCCTATGATGGGACGTCTTCCTGACGAAAAAACCGTAATGCACGATCAGGAATGGAGTTCAGGTGCATATGGACACAACATCGTCTACGATCTCAAAATGGATGGTAGGATCAATGTTGATCTACTGCCTATTATCAAACGAGATTACAAACTTCTTAAATATACTTTAGATTTTGTAGCTGAACATTTCATTAATGCGCACAAACACGATATTACTGCACCAGATATGTTTTGGATTTATGAAGAACTTCAGGCTGCTGAAAAAGAATTTGTAAGTATATCATACGATGAAAGCACTACAGTTACGTTAAAGAAACTAGCTAAGGAATTGGAAGTACTGTTTCAGCCGTGTTTATGTCAAAAGAAAACCGATGTATTTAATTTATATCTCCACCGACACGATATTGTGTGTGAAGAATACAAAAAATATATGCGAGGCTGGCAGTATTCTAACGCAGTTGATGGCTATAAATGTACATTTATAGATTTCAAGGCAGTTTTTGAGTTAATTGATGCTAACAAAGATTTTTTAACTGAAAACAGTATTGACCTAGCGGTTCTCATTCGTTATGTCTTAGCGCAAATATTGATGACGTTTGTACTCATGTATTGTATTCAAGATTCAGAATTGGTGTTGGATTTGATTGAGAAACTAAATGTCTTTGTGGGCTTGGTAGAGATGTCTAGCGTGTGTGGTGTAACTATTGTTGAGTTGTTTACACGAGGACAACAGTTGCGTTGTATGTCGCTATTGTACGATATAGCTGTCAAGCAAGGATTTGTGATAGATCAAGGAGCGAAACCTGGATACAGTTATAAAGGAGGCTTTGTATATCCTCCTACACCAGGGTTGCATGATAACGTGATGTGTTGGGATTTTTCAAGTCTGTATCCAACGATTATCATGGCGTACAATATTGACCATACGACTTTAGTTCATAGTGATGTAGAACATCTTGTTCCAGATGAATTATGTAACGTGGTTATTTTTGAACAAGAAGAGGAGGAGATTTTGGAATCTGAAAATGAAGGGGAGAAGCCTAAAAAGCAAATGGTCACAAGAAAATATCGGTTTAAATATCTTAACGCAGAGAAATCAGGGCGTAAGGGTTTGATACCTCAATTGGAGCATAAATTAGTAGCGGAACGTCGGGCTGTACGTGCAAGGATCAAAACAGAAAAGGATCCCATCATGCGTATTGTATATGAACAGCGTCAAAAGGCCATCAAAGTTGTATGTAATTCTTTCTACGGCTTTCTTGGTGTTAAAAATGGTGGGAAGATGCCGCTGATCGAAGGCGCTATGAGCATTACAGCCAAAGCCAGGGAGTCTATTCTCAAAGTAAGTTCTTACATCGAGGATAAACATCATGGAAAGGTAGTGTATGGGGATAGTGTTACGGGAGATACTCCTATAATTTGTCGTGAAACGCTTAAAGATGGTTCTAAAATCATCAAGATTGTTCCCATTTCTCAATTGTATACGTCTACGTGGGAAAAGGACGAGAAAAGTGGTAAGGATTATGGTGTTGAAGTTAAAAATCTCGAGGTATGGTCAGATAAAGGATTTACAGCTATCAAGCATATTATGAGACATAAGACCAGTAAGAGAATTTATCGCATCACTGCACATACGGGCGTAGTGAAAGTCACGGCAGATCATTCACTATTAAATGAAGAAGCGGAAGAGGTTAAACCCTGCGATGTTCATTATGGTGATAGACTATTGACGCGTACCCTTCCTATATTGCCTGATAATGGTATAAAGATCCCTGATGCTTGGGCGTGGGGACTATTTTACGGTGACGGATCCTGCGATCAATATAGTTGTCCATCAGGTATAAAATATTCGTGGGCTATCAATAACCAAAATCTAGACTATCTAGAACGAGCTAAAAGGCTTTTGGAGGAAGCATATCCTAAGAATCATTTCAAGATTTTAGATACGATGCGGTCATCAAATGTCTATAAACTTGTAGCTGGTGGAGATGTTTCGAATCTTGTGAAGAAATGGAGAAATTTATTTTACGATCCGATAACTAAGAACAAAAGAGTGCCCAACACTTTGTGGAGTGCTTCAAAGATATCAAGACAAGCTTTTTATGAAGGTTATTATGCTGCTGATGGCGATAAAGACAAAAATGGATATAATCGTTTTGACAATAAGGGGCAGATAGGATCCGCGGGATTGTTTTTCTTATCCAGATCTTTGGGATACAAAGTTAGCTGCAATACAAGAAAAGATAAGTTAGATATTTATCGTCTTACCCTTACCACCAACGCTCAACGTAAACCTCCGGGTATTATTAAGAAAATCGACGATTTAGGTTTTGTTGATGATTATGTATACGATCTAGAAACGGCAAATCATCATTTCTCTGCTGGTGTAGGAGAGCTTGTTGTACATAATACCGACAGTGTAATGGCATCTTTAGACATCAAGGACCCTATGGAAGCCATTCGCGTAGGCAAGAAATTGGAAAAGGAATTATCGGATCTGTTTCCCGATCCGATGCAAATGGAATTGGAGAAAGTCATGCGTATATTGTCGTTGAAAAAGAAACGTTATGTATATGCTATGCTTGATTGGAAAACGGGCGAATTAAGACTTGATCCAAAAGATCTGCAAGTCAAAGGTATAGAAATGGCACGACGTGACCGTCCTAAATGGCTTACTGATCTGCAACTTGCTGTGATTATGAAAATTATGTTTCTAAGACCCTTTGATGAAGCATTAGAGTTAGTTTTCGAAGCTGTTGACTGTTTATTGGAAGGTAAAGTGGATTATAGAAAGCTTATTACAGTAAAAGGTTTGGGTGCAAGTTATAAGAGTAAATCTGCAGAGATGGCTATTTTTGCAGAGGAACTTAAGAAACTTGGTAAGCCTGCTCAACCGGGATCCAGATTGGAATTTTTAGTAGTCGAAGGTGATAAAGATGAGCTAAAAGGACGAAGAATGCGCCTACCTGAAACGTATTTGGAACGTTTAGGTACAGAAAAAGAGGAAAAACTCGATTACATGTATTACATCGATCAACTTACGAATCCTATCGGGCAGCTGTTAACGATTGGGTATCAAGATGATGTGGCTAAATTAGACGGTATTATCAAGTTTCGTCCTACGAAACGACATAAATTTGTAGGATTTCAAGAACCCATACTTTTACTCCGTCGTATGATTGCAGCTGACCAAGATTATCATATACTACGGGGAGCAGTCAACCACACACTCTATCAGCCTCAACGATCTCAAAGACCAAGATTAATCATTCGTAAAAGTGTAGCCGAAACTTAACTTAAAAATATAACATATGTTATATTTTTCTTTTGATTACTATTTAGGCTCTTTCCTTTCGGATACGTCGCGCCAATCGCATATCTTTGGGATTTACCGTAACTCGTCCGGAATGGATTGCAGCAAAATTCGCATCTTCGAAGAGAGCAGTTAAATATTCTTCCGTAACAAGTTGAATTAAACGTGCAAATGCGTCAGATACTCGTATATCATCATCACTATACTCTTGAGCAATCTCCAGCACTAATCTTTTGAAAGCAAGGTGAGGAATAAGTAAACAGTCGCTATTTTCCTGAACATATCGGATTTCTCTAATAGCATTCGTTCCGGACTTTGCTCTGCGTCGTTGCTTTCCAGGTTCCTTTTCTGCCCGTTTCCTCAATTTGCAGCTTTGAAGACTAGAAGTTGTCTTAGACTTGGGATCTACCCCCGCGACTAAGTATTTATTTTTCACATTAAGAGCAAATTCTAAATCTTTGACTTGATATGTACTTCTTCGAGCATAAACCTTGGAAAGATTGGACAATCTAATAAGATCTTGTAAAAACACCTTTAAAATACCTCTTGTTTCCTCATACATTACACCAGAAAGACTTTTTACACCTCCTCGATGTGCAAGTCTTAAAATAACAGGTTTAGTGATGCCTTGAGTATTATCTCTATAAATAGGTCTTCTGTAAACTTTGGCGCCTGAAAGACCCATTCCACCCGTAAACACCAACCGCGATTTACCTAGTCCTCGTGACATTTTTATTCTACGATTATAAAATCTTTTATTATTGTATCAAGATCAATTAAAATTAATTTTATTTAATATAGGACGGTAGGAAAAAGATGGCTGACGTAGAAAAGAGAAGGAAACGCAAAGATTATTCGTCTTTCGATACATACATTCAAAAAGTATTGAAACAAGTACACCCGGATACTGGTATTAAGGGAGAAGCTATGGTAGAAATAGATAATTTTGTGAAAGCTGTTTTACATGAAATTATGAGGGTGGTGAATATGCTAACTGTAGCAAATAATAAGAAAACCATTACTCATAGAGAAGTACAAACTGCATATCAGGCTGTAGTTCCGGAAGAATTGGCAAGACACGGGGTGAGCGAAGGAGTTAAAGCCGTAACTAAATACAATTCGTCAATATCCGGTGACCAATCTAGTTCACGTGGACCAGTATCTTCTAGTAATCGGGCTGGGCTTCAATTTCCAGTTACGAGAATTAAGACAAAGTGGATGAAACCTTTAGCTTCAGTTGATAGAGTAGGAGATTCGGCAGCTGTTTACATGGCGGCAGTGTTAGAATACTTGACTGCTGAAATAATGGAATTGGCTGGTAATGCAGCACGAGACCACGGAAAAGTGAGAATTACTGATCGACATATTGCGTTAGCCATCCAAAATGATGAAGAGCTGAACAAAATGTCTAAAAATATGGTATTTGCAGGTGGTGTCGTTCCATATATTCCCACGGAACTGCTCCCTAAATAAAAGTCTAAGTGTCCTATACGTATATAGTGGATCAATCATATAC